GCTTACAAGCCCATCCCTTTCGATGGAACGGGTGAAATCATCGGCGTTTGCGTTCGGATAGAAATCAATCTCCTCTAAAAATTTACACATCCCCAAAGCCAGCTACAAGCTGGCTTTTTTGTGCTCTGAACAAAAAAGTTTAAGAAAACGAACAAACTTGATTGACATAAAAGTTTGAACCATTAAACTTTGAAACAGTTCAGAGTTAAACGCTGTGTTTAGTGATGATTCGATCTAATGGGTTCAGCAGTTTTATGAGGTATCAGGATGTCAGCAGATAAACGCATCGAGCTAGAAGGTAAGTGGACGCCTATCTACAGCAAATGCCCATGCTGCGGGCTTGACTTAAATAAGGCCTCGGATGCCCTTGTAGAGCAAATAAAATCCGATGATACAAAGGAATGTTCCGGTAAGGCTAAATTTTCGTTTAAATCCTGTTCCAAGTTACTGACGATTCCAGACTTCCTGAACAATTGTGTAGCGCGGGTGGTTTTTCCATTCACCAAGACCAAGAAAAACACCACCAAGAGAAATAAGTAATGTCGGGCTGGTCGGGAGGTTGGGAAGCATTCCCGCACCTGATGCAAGGAAAATGGCCGTACATACAGAAATTACGACCATGTACCAAGCGTCCAATTTCAGCTTATTAACTGGATTTTCCATAGATTCCAATTTCTTGGTTGTGTGAGAGCTACCAAGATACCACTGCCGCCTGAAGTGGAAAATTTTCTACAGGCAATGTCTTACGAGCGCTGTGTGTAGTCTTGACGGTTGGCATGGTTGGCCTCACCAGGGGAGTTTTGTAGCCCTGTTAACCGTCCTTTTTCATAACAGGTAAGGGTATTTGCAAGGTGGGTCTTTGTTGAACGCTTTGAGACGCTGAGTGAATGCCCTTTCCTGTGGTGAATTGATGGGTTGCGTCAGCGCATCCCTTAACCGGTGACCTAATAATTAGGGCAATCCGCTAGTTTGCTGCAGCAGGCACAGCGCGAGAAATACGGGTGTAACAGTTGGGCTGATGGCAGTCGGGAAAGACCGGCACACATCGAAAAGAGCGCTGGCATGCAAAACCTATCTCGCAGCCGTTGCATTACCAAAAGCCAGGATGGGGCGGCAGAAACGCGGTAGTGGTCTTTTCGATGTGTTACTCAGCGGAGACGGCTGTGGATTAATGCAGTGATCCACCAGCCATTTAATTAAATTATCAGGTTCCCGTTTTATTACCGATCTCGGTAAGGGATTCGTGCAACCTGAATACAGAAAAAAGGTTATTTCGATGGCACATGAAGTCGGAACTCTAACAACGCCGGAGCTCGTAAAAGAGGCCCACGGCAAAGCTCGTGAACTTGAACACTCGTTCCCTGATATTTGCCAGCGGCTTCGCGCTCTGGCTACCCGTCTCGACGTTCGCAACGTGCTGGCCTCTTCAGTATGCAAGAGCAACGTAACGCGCTATGAGCCCGATTACCACATGCAGATGAACCATGAGCTCGCTTTCATGCGTGAATGCCCTGGAGGGCGTTATGCGCGGTTTGATGCGCTGGCAGACCTCATTGAGCAGAACGCTCATCTTCGTCTTATGCAGACCACTATTTAACTGGCTCTTAATCTTCCGGGTAAGCGTAATTTTTCAGCCGAACTGATCGAGCGCGCTATAAACCGCGAAAGCCAAAAAACTGGAGAGACGGCCTGATGTCCTGGATAACTACCCTAACTGGCCGGCACTTCAGTTTTAACGATATGCACCCAGACAGTATTTCGATCGTAGATATCGCTGCCGCTCTGTCGAATATTTGCCGGTTCACTGGCCATGTGAGCGAATTCTACAGCGTAGCCCAGCACTCTGTTCACGTCAGCTATCTGGTGCCGCATGAACACGCTCTTGAAGCCCTTCTGCACGATGCCGCTGAAGCTTATTGCAGCGACATCAATTCACCACTGAAAGCCCTGCTACCTGACTATCAGGCCATTGAGGGACGTGTTGACGCAGTGATTCGTAATAAGTTCGGACTTCCACCAGCAATGTCACCTGCAGTAAAGATGGCAGACCTGGTGATGCTGGGTACTGAGCGCCGTGATTTGGGTCTGGATGATGGTGCAGTGTGCCATGCTTAGAGGGTGTTGCTCTGGCTGACTTCATTGTTGCACCACTGGAACCACGGGCGGCACGTGTTCTTTTCATAAATCGCTGGAATCAACTGAGGGTAAATCATGATTAAGCCAATGGAAGTAAAACGCGATCAGTATGGCTTCTGGACGCATCCCGAATATTTCGAGCCTGCTAACGGCCATGAGTTAGGCGCACCAGGTGAGTTCGATGCGTGGCTCTTAGCTAACAACCTTGAGGTGTATACCCTCGGCCTTGAGTACGATGAAAACGCGTCAGAATTTGCAGAAAAATATGCTGATGGTGAGTTCGATGGTGACATTTCAGAGTGGCAACCCACCCAGCCGGATGGCGACGGCTGGTTCATCGGCTCTATTCACGACACAGAAGATGGGCCTTATTGCATCTGGCTCAAATCGGCGGAGATGCCAAATGGCTAAGTGCAACTATCTGCAAGATGCAAAAGAGAAGCTTCATGCTCACCTCATGCGGGGTGTTCCTGAAGATAGCGTGATTGGTGGAAGCTTCGATGGGTGCGGATGGGACAACACAGTGATGTCTTTCGGGAAAGACACTGGTCTTCACGTAATGCTCAAGTATCGACTGGCTTTCCGTGCCAAAAAGAAAAACGGTGATATCGCTAAGAATTTCACACGAAAAGAAATCTCCCTGAAAATGGCATATTGCCCCCTGTGTGGCGTGAAGCAGGGTGAAGAAGATGCGTGATCGATTTTATTTAGCCTGTCTGCGTGAAACTGTGGGCAGCAATATGTCTTTCCACTGCAAAAATGGGAACGGCTACAGTTCCAACTTAGACCGTGCTGAGGTATACAGCCTGGCTGAAGCTCAACATGCATGGGATTGTGGTAGAGAAATTGAATTGCCTATCGCTGCTGATGATATCGACGCTGCTGCAAAATGGCATTTAGATCATCAGTATATTCCCTGCGAAAACACCGTAACCCCTGGGTGCAGTTCGTACTTAGCATTCGTAAAAAGTCGCTGGAATGGTAACGACGTATTCTGGCTGAGTGACCTAATTCCTACAGACGATTTCAGCAAGGCCAGAGTGTTCAGCCAGCCTGACATCTCAGAAAATGGCTTGGTATGGTTACCACTGGCGCTGGCTGATGAGCATAAACGGCGTACGGTTGATATCGGCCTGCTTAACCGGCGTTCAATGGTCCAGGGTGCCGGGCTCCGTATGCCTAATTGGCTTAAGCGCCAGCAACGCCGTAGAGGCTCGTCTGGGAAAACGCGTTGGAACTGTCCTAAGTGTGGGAAAATTAGCTGGCAGGAAAATCCGTATGACTTCGAAGGATGCCGGGATTTGTCATGCGATGAATGGAGGCCCCGATATGGCTAAGTCAGCAGCAGAACGCAAAGCCGCGCAGCGCGCACGGCAGGCTGCCAGCGGTGAGCAGAAACTGGAGCTGGTGTTAGATGCTCAGGAACTCGAAATGCTGGAGCGTAACCGGGTCGCCCGCCGTCCAGGCAGAGACTCTTACGAGCTGGCCGAGTATATCGCCCTTCTCATTCGTCAGGATGATGCCAGGGCAAAAGCACGCTTTAAATCGCTCAGTAAGAAACGCTGTGGCCGTTGCGGTGATCAGCTGCCGGTGCAGAGTTGCCCGTTACAGGAAGAGTCAGCCTGCTGGGTTCGTAATGGATGGTATGAAGTTAAAATCACGGCGTGACATGTCACGCTATTACTGACCCGATGCAGCGGGAAAAGCGGAGAATGTATTATGAGTAATGACTTTATGACAGAAGCAGAGGTAATGCAGGAAATTGGAAAGGCAAGAACTGCGCTCTGGCGGCTACGAAAGAACCACGGCTTCCCTGCTCCTGTTCTTACTCCCCCTGCGCGATACAGTCGCAGGGCTGTTCAAAAGTGGGTAGATGATGGCGGGGTCAACCGAGCTGTTTAACGTGCCACA